GCATCCATCTTGCGATAGCTTCGTTGTGCAAAATGGCATTACCGAGGTCGCCATTTCCAGGAATGAGCATGTCACAGCTACACTTAATTCTGCACAGCATGTTTGCGTTTGTTTTGCCATAAATTGTCTGGTCATACAGGCAGTTGAATGTAATGGCACCAACATCAATGGCCGCACCCTCGTCGCCCATGCGTGTAAACTCGGTGTTTGTTCCTTCATGGAGTGCCGCAATCACACCAGCTTCTACAGCCTTTACAGCATCCTTATCTGCACCTGTGTAGTTTGTCCAGTTAATGCTGGATGGAATCCAGGCGTGCTTGATAGTATAGAGAGATTTTAGCTCTTGAATTGCGGAAGCACTGCACACTTCCGGGCTCCAAGAGGTGATGATAAGTTCGTCAATTTCAGGCTTACCAGGTTCGACAAATCCGTGGTGTGCAAACAGTCCGGCAACTGCCACCTTAACACTTGTACCACTGCCGGCATTGAGAAGAATGTTGTACTTGTTTTTCTGCAAATCTACATGCCTGATGAAGTGGCATCCATGCAGCTGGCCGGTTGAACCGTCATTTACACATAGCTGGTACACATCCACCTGCCCATATACGCTTCCACCACCTCCGCTTGGTCTATCTTCAAGGTCTTTAATTCTCTTGTTCTGCTCGGTCTGTTCATGGTCGATTCTTTCGACATCGCCTTGCAGCTCTGTAATGTGAGTTTCGGCAGTGCTAACCCTCGTGGTAAGTGCGGTTAGATTGTTTTCAAGCGTTGTTACTCTTGTGGTTAGATTGCTAAGGTTAGATTCCAGCGCCGCGCACCGGGTCTTTAGCGCGTTAATCTCCCCATCCTGCTGTGTGTTCTTCGACTCGATTGCTGTGAGCCTGGCGTCCTGCTGATTGTTCTTGGTTTCAATGCTTGTCAGCCTGTTGTCCTGTTCACGGTCTTTTGCTTCGATTGCGGCAATCTTAGCATTAACCTCGTTGCGGAAGGCTTCGTACTCTCCTCGCAGTGCGGCCAGGTCGTCTGCCACCCGCTTAATCTGCGCCGTCAATCTTGCGTCCAGTTCCTTGACATTGGCATCAAGTTGCAAAATCAGCGCCCGGTTCTCGTCAATAACGTCAATAGCGTCATTAAGGCTATGAAGAATTTTGTTCAGTTCCTCATAGTAGCTAAGGGCATCATCATACACGGTCGGTAGGACCGTGGGATGGAATCCGATAGCCGTTCTTTTAACCACCCTCGGGGTAAATTCAGCCACATGAAATCCTCCTTACCAGATATTCATAAACAGCACGCCAAGGTCCTTGAGAATGTCCTGGTCAATGTTTAGAAAACTTTCCCGCAGTTCTCTCAACATTTTAGCATAGGACGCGCCGCCAATTTTGCCGGTGACCTTCTCAAGATATTCGGCTGTATTGTTTGTAGTTCCTTTGACATCTTCGTTTCCGGTTGTGGTATTTTTTACAGTCCCACTGCTGTCAACCTGGTCGGTAACGTCCTCTTTTCCGGTGGTTGTAACGTTTGTGTTGGTATCGTCACTATCTGTGTTATACTCTGCTTCTGTGAGGTATGTACCAGTTTCGACACCGGTCAGGACTCCCTGTGGCGTGTCGGAATACTTTTTGATGTGCGTCTGATTGCCGGACACGACGGTGCTATCTTTGCCACTTGTCTCTGCTTTTTTCACGTCCTTGCTGGTTGCAGTGCTTTCGGTGTTGTCGGTCCCATCGCGTTTTGTGACCCGGGTGTCAGCTCCTTGGTCCGTGCGATTTCCGCTCTTGGTGTAATCCACGTCATTTAGGGGGTTCACACCAGCTATTAGAAGCTCTGACTTGTACAGCTGATTGTAGTATGGCATGATTTCGCACAGCTTGTTCTGTAACATCAGCTTCCAATGACCATACGTCTCACACCCGATTTCGCGGGTATAGAAATATCGTAGAATTTTCTTCTCAAGCGGAACACGGTATTCCTCGTCAAAGATAGGCCATTCAAAGTCGAATATTTTCGGCACAGCTCTGTCAAGGATTTCGTCAATCTTGCTGAATCCCTGGCTCACGTCATAACCGGCTTCTACTTCACAGATATAGCGAACTTCGGTTGTGTAGATGCTCACTCATCCACCCCCTCAGAATCAATGGTATCGTCTCCCATGCCAGTCTCCTGGTCAATGGCCTGGAAATCTTCGCGGTAATCGCACCAGATATCCAGCCCAAACATAGCGTTGATTTTCTTGCAAGCATCGCGGCGGCTTTCCAGTCTGCTGTAACGGCTTGCAATCGTTCCACCCTGGTTTCTGGTTACCTCGTCAGTGATTAGTCTTTCCTTCTTCTGAATGTTGATGTTGCTGATACCAAGATATGTCAATGCTTCGTTCCATAGCTGGGTCTTGAGTGTGTACAGCTTGTCAGCCACGAATGGCGCGCCAGTGTTCAGTACGTTCAGCGGACTCTTACCCAGGTCCTTGGTTCCCATAATAATTGGTTCATTACCTGTCCACTGCTTGTACACATTCAGCAGGGTCAGGCGCTGGCTCTCGTCACAGTTAATGAGAACAGGGGTTTTCTGCGCGTTGGCGTTCACGTCAATTGCGCGGTCCAGATTGTATAGCCGTTTTGCAAACATCTGAATGTCCAGCATGGAGTTTGTGTGTAGATAGTTGTTGAAGATGAGAACGCTGTCATTAGCTGTCAGGTTCTTGGTGTACCCATTCGGTGCGTAAGCCTGACGGTTGTTGGGGATTCCGTACACGTCAAGGCTGCCACCCTGCGCATTGTGCAGGCACAGATAGCCAAGACCTCCATCATCCTCAAAGAACACCATTTGTCCCTGTGCGAACAAACCCAATTCCATATACCTTGGGTCAATGGTGTCAGGTAGATTCTTCCATTCAAACATGGAAATAGCCAGTTCTGTCAGCCGGTGGTAATACTGCAAATAGGTTGCGTTATTCAGTACACCGCTTTCCCAGAACATTTTATTCCGTCTGCTCATTGGTTGTCACCTCATTCGTGTTTGCGGGGTTGGTGTTATCCAGGGCATAATTGCCAACCTCATTCATGTTTTTCCAGAACGTAATACCATTATCAAAAATGTCCTCGATTTCTTTGGTGGCATCCTGCGGCAAGTCTCCCTCGATTCTGGCCCCAGCGGTTTTCACATAAGTCCAGTGTGGCCTATTGTTCATCTGCGGGACCGCCAGCATGTTATACGCATAACCATAGCGGTCGAAGAATTTGTCAATCCTTGCGGCGTATTCTGACGTGATAAACTCCTGTGTAACCACAGCACCAAACCGCCCTGCGGCATATGCAAGATTAGCACCCACGTTCACAGCATTAACATCCGTGGTAAATGGTATAGCGCCTACACTTCCAAGAGTCCTGGCAAGCGAATCACCAAGTACCCCCTCTGCCACACCAATTTCTTTGGCAGTTATAGGGTCGGCCCGTTTTCCTCCGCGCTTTGTATTTTGTGCAACACGCTTTCCCTTACCGGGTTTCGTCTGGACGCGCTTTCCATCGTCCGGAATTTCAGACGCAACAGCACTACCAACCACGGCGACAGAGGCAACGCCCATTAACCCCTGCACGACTTTTGCTCCCAGGTCAGACGTGGCCCACGAGCACTTTGGAAGCTCTCCTACTGGCATACCCTCCTCCCAATTTGCGTCGTTGACACCAATGTTAGGGTTTGGGTAATTGGTTGTGCCTCGTATTACCTTGTAGTTTATGGGTGCAACAATGCAGTCAAGATTTACAAGACCAGCCGCCGTGTACTGGAAGCCAATTCGCGTTTCAGTTGTCTTGTTAAGGTTAAAAAATTCGTAGGCATATTCTTTCCTACTACCCTGGTTGTTGGTAAGTACCAGTTTAGTGTACGGATATGTTAGCAACTTTTTGTTGCGAGGTTTGTAGCTTCCAAGCGTTGGTCCGACAGCGTTTCCGTCTATGTCCTGTGCCCACACGTCAGCCACTTTAACAGCCCCGGCTCTTGCTGTATTGTCAAGCTGTTGATAGCTATCGGGAATTAGGTTCTTCGGTGCCAGGTACATAGACACGACAGCATCTGGATTGTTGAAGATTGCCAGCGTGTCAAGACGAGTCTTAATAGCAGTCAGGCTTGCACGGTCGCTGGGGTCGGCGATAATGGCTTCTGCATACTGCACAGCCCCAGACTGCACAATTGGGTCTGCTACAGTCATGCCAGCACTGGCTTGTTTGCCGGTAGTAACTACAACAAGCCGCCATTCGTCACCAGGAGACAAGCGTGTTGGGTGTTTGTGGACATAATTGCCAAGTGCAACTGGTTCGGGTTGTAGGTTTTCGCCCACAATATCAGCGCCAGGTGTCTGACGCTCAATCCAGCAAGCATCCGGCGTCCAGCTTCCCCACCAACTTTGCAGATTGTCGATGGTGTAAAACACGTCCGTGGTAACGTCATTGACGTATTCGATTTTATCTACAAATGCATAGAACCACTTGTTTCCGAAGCTGGGGTTTTTGAACATCATGTAGTTGCAAGAATACAATTCTCCAATGTTCTCCTGAATGCGAATTTGACCCTTGCCAACTCTCTGATAGCTCAAGTTGTTATAGCTTTTCTTAACCTTAGAGAAAAAGCCGTACTCTTGTGCTGTTTTACTTTCCCAGTAAATGGTATGCTCATAGCTCTTGTCAAGCGGCACACCTGCAAGCATTCGCAGTGTCGTAGCTTTATCGGTTGCCATATATTCACCTCCTTATGAAATAAAGGGGAGGGAGTCCCTCCCCCTTGTATTAGGTGGGGTCGGCTGGTTTGGTGTCGTAGAAAACCAGGGTGTCGCCGACGTTCATGGACGGAGTCAGCTGATTTAGCTGGTATGTGCCGTTCGGCTTCGACGTGGTTTTAACCAGCTTGTAAGGAATCCACATGTTTTTAGTCATCCAGGCCTCGTCAATATGTCTTTCCGTCAAGGCGGGGACAAAAGGCAGAATAATTACAGTGAAATAGCTCGCGTATTTAGAAAGCACGACTGAGCCATACGGTGTTGCGCACCCAGGAATTTTTTCGGTATCTTGATTGTTTACAAGCGCCCCATGGAAATACTCATCAACAAAATACGGCACAAACCCCGCTCTTTTGATTTCTTCCTCTGACGCCGCCAGGACAAATGTAGTGCCCGCTTCGCTGTGCGTCTTGGAGACGATTTCAACGGTAATACTTGCCATGTTTTAACACCTCCTTAACCTATTCAGCAAACACACTTCCGGGCGACTCAACTACCAGGCACAAATGCGTGTAAGGTGTAGAGGGGCCTGAAGAAACTGGAGTACACATAACGCAATTGCCCACTCCATTCACGTTCTCAATGCGTGTCGAGCCATTGAACGTTTTAACGCCATCACCGGGTATGTTTACAACCAACTGAATCTTGGCGTTAGGCCCCTCTGAAAAGCCAAACGCTCCACCATGGTAAACGCTACTGACAGTGACTTTCCTGCCATTACTCTCAAAACCGCCGTCTTGATTAAGTAATACCCAGCCATTCACAGTGGCCGGCACCAGCTTCTGCACGACTGTGTATTCATCAGTAGACCCGTTGTTCTTGACCAACAGGGCCTCCTTAATTACGCCATAGCTACCCATGACTTAGGCCCCCTTCTTGAACACAACAGCGTTGGCAAACGGGGACGAGGAAACGGTTTTCCAGACGTTCAGGAAGTAGTTGTTGTACATGCCAGCGGCGACATAGTCGTCAGTGAAAGCGGTCAGGTTGTCGTACACCTGGAACCACTCGCGGTCGCACAGCACAGCCAGCACACCCTTCATGTTGTCCAGTTCTTCATGGGTAACAGGCGGCAACATATCGCTGGAAGCCTGGATAATACTGAACCGGTCGGAGTCGAATGTGGTGAAGTCATCAATGAGCTTGAGGTGGCCCATGAAATTGGCCTTGTCCATGTTGAACGCACTGGCAAGCACGTTCACATCGAACTGGGCGTTGAACATAGCGTCCATGAAGATGAACTGGTCATCCTTGGGGGTGGTGGTGTGAACCCCCTGGGCGTTGTATTCGGTTTTCATGAACTCAAGGATATTGGAAGTACCACGGAAAGCGACTGCGGCGCTGTTCAGACCGTTGCTGGTGTCCACGGTTACAGTCTTCATCTCATTGGCGTTCACACCCTTGATAATGAGATACTTGAACAGCAGATATTCATCGTACTCGGCGGCGGCGGAAACGGCAGAGATAATTCTTGCAATCAGGTCGGTCACGCCATTGGCGGTCATGAACGCCTGTTTCAGGTCCTGCTGCTGGATGGTGATGGGATACTGAACGCGCCAGTTCATGGCGTGGAAAGCGGTACGCACGTCGGGGATGGTGCGCTTAAACTCACGGTCAGCGGCCTTTTCGGCGGAGAACTCGCGTGCTTTGGAAATGTTCACATACACTTCCTCGACAGTCTCGCCGAACTCCAGATAGCCCTTTTTCAGTTCGGCATAGGCGTTGTTGAACAGGGCGCTCTTGACCTTTACGACGGCGATTCTGTTGACCAGAGCGGACAGAAACTGGTTGGCTAAAACAGGATAGCCATACAGGACGTCACCCACCTGGGGAATGCACTTCTCGTTGGTAATTTCAGGCACCTGGTCCTGGTAGTCCTGGCCAAGGTTAGCGCGGATAGTATTGATGATATCAATAGACCGCGCGTTCAGGTTGGTAATTGCTACTCTACTGGGCATGATTTAACCCTCCTTAAAAAGATTCTCGAACGTAGGACGTTCGGCGGGAACCGGGTTGATAATGGGGTCAACATCCGGCTGGTCATTGTTGTCGGCATTGTTCATGAAACGGTCGCGATATCTGGCGCGCCAGGCGGCATCGTTTTCTCGATACTTCTGTTCCCAGTCGACAGCGCCCTTTGCGGCGTTATCGTCAAGAGTGTCAGACACATCTTCCATGAGAGCAAGCGCTTCATCGGAAGCGTTGTCTCCCAAGACGGAGTTCAGAGACTGAATCAGTTCGTCTTTAGTTTTGATAGCCATATTGTCCTCCTTATCCATACAGATAAAATTTCCAGCGGCGTTTCCTCTTAGCCCCAGGAGACGGCCCAGGCCCTGGACCTGGTTCGTCGCCATCATAATCGGGGTTATAGATAAAACCCTGGAATCTGTAACCATTGTTTACCTGACTCTGTGTCAAGTAACCCAATGATTTCAATTGCGTTGAAACCCAGAAATAGTCGGGGTCATCATAACCGCCTGGGTTACGGCTATAACCACTGTTGCTACACACAGCATTTCCATTGTCGTCAATGTACTCAACGATACAGACGTGACCAGCACGCCCAGGTTGTTCAAGGCACAAAACCGAGCCAGGCTGGGGAACCGCGCCTGTGTCATAACCAGACACGGCTCCCCACCATTCGCCACCATCACCAGTCGGGAGGTGCGGAACCACCCCATAGGTTTCCCAGAATCGGCCCCAGGCATAACAGGTGCAGTTCGGTAGGCCCCAATTGGAAGCGTAGAATGGATTCGTATTGCTGTACCAGTATTTACTGCCCAGCATTCCCTCTTTGGTGAGTCTTGGTGTGTACATGATGGTTACACCTTCACAATAAAGGCGGAGATACCCATATCACGGAGTTTGTCGCGATAGCGCTCAGCATTTTTGCGCGACATAAAAGCGCCAACCTGTACGCGATACAGCGTCTTATCTTCAGCAGGATTAACGGGTTTGACAGGTTCAACGTACTTCACGCCAAAGTAGTCGCAAATGCCGGCGGCAATTGCTTCGCCGATATCGTTAGTGTGCTCCACAATCCACTTTGCGCTGGTGGGGTTGTCATGGAACTCGCATTCGCAGTACACACAGGGTGCCCAGGTGTTTACCATCTCATACCAGGTCTTGTTGACCTGAACGGACTCGCTGGTGCCAGGCGTAATCGGGGCCAGCCTGTTGAACACCTTGAGCGCAGCCTTGTAGCCAGGCTTGGCCTTATCATAGGCGTAGATTCTGGTGCCGGAAACAGTTCCATTGAATGCGTTAGTGTGTACACAGACGTGGAGGTCTGCGGCCCACGCATTGGAAGCGTTTACCACACTTGCCATGTTCGGCCCCTGCATCATCTTGACTTCAAACTTGTTGCGAAGCAGAGCCGAGACAAGGGCTGTTGCAATCTTCTTACACTGGTCGCCTTCCGTGGTGTTGCCATAGGCATAGTTGTTGTTGAACTGGTCTGACGGTGAAACGAAAATGCGTGGAGTAGCCATTACTCTACACCTCCCATTTTGTCAACCAGCTGCTGCATAACCAGCGTGTTGTTCTGGATAGCTTCGGTCAGCTGTCTGACTTCATCTTTGTGCGTTTCCGTCATTGTCTTGATGTACCAGAAACAAATCAGGCACACGACAATGGGGAAGCCCACACTGGTGATAAGAGTGGTAATTGCGTTGGTGTCCATTGTGCTCCTCCTTTACAAGAATAGTGAGAAAAGATTCCCTATGATGATTATAGCATATGGCTTGACATTTGTCAAGGGCTATGGTATAATCTAATAGGAGAACTTTTAAAGTAGGTGAAATTGTGGGAAAGTATTATGATGGTGCAAAGCTGTTGTCTCTTATGGACATCAACGGAAACCGTCCAGAGATTTATATGTGTACCACTAACAGAACCGGCGGTAAAACTACTTTCTTTGGTAGGCTGTGCGCTAATGGGTGGAAAAAGAAACACGAAAAATTCTGCCTGGTTTATAGATATAATTATGAGCTGGACGATTGCGCTGACAAGTTCTTTAAGGACATTGGCAGGTTATTCTTTAGCGGCGTTACATTCACCAGCAAACGACGCGCAAGTGGTATCTTCCATGAACTTTTCTGGGACGATGAATGTTGCGGATACGCCGTATCATTGAACAGCGCTGACCAGCTGAAAAAATACAGTCACTTGTTCAGTGACGTTAAGCGCATGTTCTTTGACGAATTTCAGAGTGAGACAAACCACTATTGCAACGACGAAATTAGGAAGTTCCTGTCTATTCATACGTCTATTGCACGTGGTAACGGAGAACAAATTCGTTATGTTCCAGTGTATATGTGCGCTAATCCTGTGTCCATCATCAATCCATATTATGTGGAAATGGGAATCAGCGAACGCCTGAACGATGATACCAGGTTCCTACGTGGTGACGGATTTGTCCTTGAACAGGGATATGTCGAGTCTGCAAGTGAAGCGCAAAAACAAAGCGGCTTTAATCGCGCATTTGCGCGTAACAGCTATGTTGCATACAGTGCTCAATGCGTGTACTTGAATGATAGCAAGGCATTCATTGACCAGCCCACTGGCAGAGGCCGTTATCTTGCAACACTTCGGTATAACGGCACGGAGTACGCGTTGCGCGAGTTCCCTGAACTTGGCATTATATACTGCGACAATCGCCCTGACAGCACGTTCAAGGGTAAAATCACAGTAACAACAGAGGACCACGGATTAAACTATGTTATGCTGAAAAGGAATGACCTATTTCTCACAAATATGCGCTGGTATTTTGAGCGTGGCTGTTTCCGATTCAAGGACCTCCGTTGCAAGGAAGCTGTGTTAAAGGCGCTATCATATTGAGGTATCTGCCATTGTGTCCAACACTGAACTCCCCGGATAACCACGGCTGGAATATGCCGCCGGGACTGTTTATCGGATAGGTTGCCGCTTTGTTGGTGCATTGGTTACAGATATGAAAACACCCCTATGGTTTTCCATAGGGGTGTTTAGATTAGTTCCGCATTTGTTTACTTGAGGGATAGCGATACTTGCGTATTTCAGCGACAGGGTCACAGCCTATCACTTCGCCATCTTCGCAAAGGATTATGTTGCACTCATTTTCGTTAAGACACAGTTGCCACATGGTGTTTCTGAGAGAAGGAGAAAGAGTAGGTACGCTATCTCTATCATTGGTGATAATTCTCTGCCAGATAGTTGGCTTGCCAGTTGCGTGGTTTATTACAACAATCTGGCTGTTGCCAAACTCTTTTAGCCTGTTCACGATAACCGTGTATTTCTTGTAATGCTCCATGTTATTACCTAATTTCATAAACGCTGTCGCGCTTCTTCAGTGCAGGTTGATTTACATCTTCCCAAAAGCAAAAGGTTCTGTTGTACACCATAATGCCCCTTATCTGGCCAGGAGCGAGGTCTAAATGGATGGAATCGGTGTCGGCATAGACGAAGCCAGGAGTGGCGTTAGTGAGAATGGGGCTGAAGCCAATACTATTGCCCTCTTTGCATGTGCCTTGTGACGAAGCCATCGTACCATATAGTGTGCTAAGAACCACCTTGATTTTCTTAGATTCCATAATGTTATTACCTCATTTCATATGCGCTGTCAACAAGTAGAACGCCGCCGGGTATACGCTTCGGGAGTAGCTTTCCGGGAATCGCAAGCCCGACGGTGAAGTCTTGAACTGTTAGTGAACGGTGCTGTGTGTGCTCTTTGTCTGTGTATAGGAATGCCTGTTCCATCTCTGTGTGTTCAGCCGCTTCTTCGTCTGTGAATCCGTTTACTGCCATGAGAAACAGGTCCTTGCACTGCTTCGGCATACCCGCACACTTGACGTTGTAGTACGGTGTGTCTACAGGTTCCAGTTCTTCTGCTATGACGTGCTCTATATAGGTCTTTTGTCGCACAAACCAGCCCTCGTCCCAGGTGCTTTCAAGGTCCCAGCAACAGAAGTTCTTATTGTGAACCTTAATGCCCTTTAGCTGGTCAGGCGCGAGGTCACAATGGATGGAGTCAGTGTCGGCATAGATGAAGCCTGGTTTGTCTGGGCCGTAGTAGTTTGCTTGTGCGGCGCGGATGGTGAAGTTTCTGGCGTAGCTTGTTATTGCGCTTCCAACTGGGATGTAGCCGGGGGTCTTATCGTTGGCGCGAATTGTGCGGAATCCGATGGTCTTATCCTCCTTTACGAACGCAATCTTGAAGTCGCTGTTTGGTGATGAAGCCATCTTGCCGTACAGGTTATTAAGGAACAGTTTGGCAAGCTGACGTTTTGCGCCCTTTGACTCCATCTTGATTTTCTTGTACTTCTCAATGTACTGGTCAAAGATTCCTACGGCGGAGTCGAACCAGCATCCGTCCAGAATGCGGAAGTCAACAAGCTCATAATGCTCTTTGAAAAGTGTAAAGTCTGTCATTGTCATTGTAAGTTCTACGATTGCTGGTTTTAGGTTGCCGTCAATGTCATAGTACACTGGGTAATATTTGCCGTCTTCTTTGTTGTAATGGTCACTGGTTTCAAGCATCTCATTTGCGCGATAGCTCATGCTGTTCTTTAGCTGGATGAACGGAAGTTTGCCTGGACGAATGTAGAACCGTGTTTTGAACCGCACAAAGTAGTATGATGTTTCGCGTTTTGCTTCGTCTGGTATGAAGTCGCCTGACCAAAAGTGAGGTTCGCCAATTGGATATTTGTTAAGTGACTCGCTTGACATCATAGAGGGGTACAGGGAATTAACGTCTGCTGTTACACCGTTGTGGAACAACTTTTGTTCCTTGCCACGTGCTAAATAGCACCACCCACCTCGGTACGAACGGTTTACGTATTGACCGGCGTTGTCTGACCCGAATGATTTGTCCAATGGCATTTGATAGAGGTCCGGGAACATTGTAACGTAGGCTTTTTTCCCTATGGTCTTCTTGTATTCTGCCAAACAGCAACTTCCTATAGTCAGTTTCTTGTGCCCCTCTGTGAACATGATTTCCAGCGCTTCCTTGACAACAAGAACGTCATTCTTAATGTACTCCTGTTCTTCAGGGGTTATTGGACAACCTGCGTAACGTAGGCCGGTGTATTCCATGTCGAGCTTCTTGTGCTTAGTCTCAAAGCTCTTTCCGATTGCCTTAACGCTAAATGGTAGGAGCTTCAAGCTGTCCCTGAACTCGATAATATTGCCGTTCACTTTGACGGTTATGTCATACCACTGTCCCATGCCTGAAATGCTGTAACTAACACTGTTATTTGGCATTTCCTTGTTCTTCATACGTACAAAGTCGTTTTCGCCAAACTGCTCAAACGCTTGCTTGTAGCCAAGATTTATTAAGAAATAGGACAGCCAGAATGAACCGTCAAACTTGAGGTTATGGAAGTAACATATGACGTTCTCACGCAGTCCCTTGAGAAAGTCCCACATTTCGCCGATAGAATGGAACAATGAAACGTCCTCTGTGAACAGCTCTACACAGGCCGCCGCCCACACTTCGGTGTGGTCCTGGCCCTTGTACACTGTGGTTTCAAAGTCTCCTACAAACACGCGATTCTTGCGTGTTGCCATTTTACACCTCGATTTCCTCGTCCTGGTAACCATTTACTGCGTCATTAAGTATTTCTAAATCAGCGCTTTCCTCCGCCGAAAGTGCTGAACCCTTGAGTATTTCAGCCAAGGCGTTAAACGCATTTTGAACGGCTTCCTGTTTGGAATCGAACATTATTGTTTGGGTTGCATTATGAAATGCGGTGGCATCTCTGCCAATTGCGCGCATAGCTTCGCTAAAACCAAAGTTCTGTATGGCGGCATATATCATGCGCTTCATCTGGTCTACCTGCTGACGGCGCTTTTCTGCAAACCAGGCGTTCCAGGGGCCGTCGGGGGTCCAGCTATCTATTTCTTCCATGGTTTGCTCATATTCAGATTTGCCTTGGTTGAATCTGTCCAGAGCTTCCTTAACACGGTCAGCAACATCTGTTGCTTCGGCGGGAGGCATGCCTGGCTGAGTGTGATACCTGGGGTCTTTTTCGCGTTTGTGAAGCGCCCCTTTTTGTGCTCCTAATGAGCGCTCAATCATTCGGCCCTCTGTGCCGGTGAATGTGGAACCTTCGTAGATAAAAGTGGCTTGCTCGTAAAGTGTTTCTGGCTTGATTGCTGTGATTCTGGCAATATCGCGCTTTGTGACTCTGGCGGGACGTTCAGGCACAGCATTTGCTGGAAAACTGTAGCCGCGCTTCTCTGCTGATTTTATGAAACGGCGTATTCTCTGCTGTTGCTTGGCAAATGCCGCCTGGTTTGGTGTCATTTTCTGGCGCTTTTTTGAGGGTTTCTTTTTAGCCTTGGTGGACCTTTTCTTTGCCATGGTTCTTTCCTCCTATATGAAAATAGCGCCCACCACGGAATCCCATGATGGGCGCTTGCGGTTTACACCACGCTACAGGTCAGGAACTCTTTCCCTTTGTAGTTCTTACTGGGACGCCGGGAAACTTCCAACTGCCAGGGTTCATCACAGTCAGCCATGTCCACCATGATTTCGTCCAGGGCGGTCAGGAAGCTGGGGGAACCGGTGCGATACTTGGTGCCGCCCTTGTCAACGAGAATGCAGACTGTGTAATCGACGCTCTCGGACTTCTCGTTGTGTACGTTCAGCACAGCGTAAAAATCCAGGTCAATCAGGACAGGGCCTTCCTGGGTAACCTCGTCCAGGCTGAGCGCGTTGGTGGTGTCCTTCATGCGAACACGCTCTTTGTGGGACAGTTCCTTGCTGGCCTTGGTGATGGTGACATTGTAACCTTCCATTTTTTCTTTACTCCTTTTCGTTGTCAGATTTGTTGTGAGTGCATATCACTGTAATCGGTGGCTTGCAGAGTTCCTGCAAGTCACACGATAAACAGGCGGGATTGCTGGGGTTCACTGGGGGTCCCGGGGCTGCGCGGGAATCTCTGCGTCCGGCTTCCGGCGGACAATGTCAGTTGCGTGGGCGATGAAGAAATCTTCTGGCATGCCCAGGAGTTTTTCCTCCACCCAGGACTTCGAGATAGACACAGCCTTGAGGGTATCCGTGTCAACGGCGGCCTTTGCGGCCTTGAGGATTGCTTCGTCGTTCTTGTAAGTTCGGGAGAGAGTGACCTCCTTGGTGCAGGGTTCGCCCTGCTCGATGTCCAGACACAGCACACATGCCTGGGTCACCTTGATGGTGCGGGTTACCATGGGTTTTCTTGCCATTTGTTGTACCTCCTTGTGTTACACTGTTTGTTGATATGACAGGGCCATGCTGGTACTGCCCCAGCAGGTGCGGACTTCCGTGGCCCGTGAACCCGGCAAGAGCCGGGAACACATAGGAGAGAAAGAGAGTATCGCCATCAGCGTCTACGCCTTATTATACCATGCGGACCGATAAACTGTCAAGCGTTAAATTTTTAACAATGTTCGCGTTCCGGCTGCTCGGTATCACTATTGCCGTGGCGGTTTGCGCCAGAATCGACTTTGTTGGAGACGAAAGCATAGAACCGCGCCAAGTCTCCACACGCATTTTGTGTTCGCAAGCGTCACAATCTGGTATTTCACTGCAAGTACAATGAGTCAGCCCAGTTTGTAAAACAACCCTGAGCCATTTGTAATCTGCCGCTGTGTAGCTTGTGCTACTAAACAATGTAATCATAATCTGTTTCTCCTTTGTTGTTAAATTTGGTGTTACCCGACACAGGGCCATATGGCCCGGTGTTATTCCACGTTTTCGCGCGGAATGATTTTGTCGTAGATAATTACAATGTGGCATTTTTGGGGGTTACCTTTTTCGCCTGGTATGCTGGTTGTGCGGATTACTGTATTCTTCCAGCGTGTGACGGCCTTGCGCTGGGCTTTTGTAAGGTTATGCGTGAGAAAATATGCGCGTCCATCGAGGCCGTCAAAATTCGTTGTGTTGCGTGAAGCAAACCATGTAATTCCAGCGTCAAGCATGTCAGCCTGGTTCATTTTTACTCGCGACATGCTTTAACCTCCTTTTGTTGTATTTTGGTGCTACCCGACACGGCCCCATTGGTGGGGCCTGGTGGTCAACGGTGGCGCTTGATAATCCATTCTACCAGACAAGCAAATGACATCGCGATAAACGGTGACAGCGGCAGAATTATATACACAAAAATCATTCCACAAGCCATGAGATAACCTCGCCCATAATTTTTGCCTTTTCAAGCAATTCACGGCGGCGCGCCTTTTCATAGTCAGGCATATCTGCGTCAATTTCTCTGTTGAGTCTTTCGATGAAGAAAATCTCATCCAGCATTTCAGAAGTAAAATCTGCTATTGCGCGAGCGCGCATAACCTTCTGTTCGTTGTCCATATTTATTTCTCCTTTTGTTATTGAAATTTTGGTATTACCCGACACGGCCCCGGAAGCGGGGCCTGGTGGTCAGCGGCGCGGAATCTCGCGCCATGTGTAGCGCTTTCCGCTGCCATAGTCGTTGGAAAACTTTGCAATATGCTGTGCGCTGGTGGATGTGTATCCGTAGACCATGCGGAGGACATCCCAGGTGTCGCCATTGAGTTTGTCAATGACAGCAACAACGGTGTTGTAGGACCGAAGAATGAAAAAGTTGGGAGTCTCTAACACCTCTGCGCTACAGCTACGTAATCTTTTCCACGGCGAGGGCTTATTATCCGGAACCCACGGCATTTGTCCGCGCTCCGACATGGCGGCGTCATAATATGCGCGGCATGCTTCGTTAATTTCACGCTGATTGAGTTTCATTTTGTTTCTCCTTTTGTCGTTGGATTTTGGTGTTACCCGACAC